GCAAGGGCTACAACGGCAAGCGCATGGGAAAGGTCGAGAACGACGGGCCCGCAGCGTCGTGGCTCGAGGCCTGGAAGCTGTTCGCCGGCGACGTCGCGTACGTCTGGAGCGGATCGCTGCTCAGCCCGGCGGTCGCATTCGACCTCGAGTCGGCGGGCTTCCTACGCCGCTCGCAAATCATCTGGCGTAAGCCTCGGCTCATCATCGGCCGCGGCGCCTACCACTACCAGCACGAGCCGGCCTGGTACGCAGTGCGCGACGGCAAGTCGGCGCGCTGGTCGGGCGACCGCACGCAGTCGACGATATGGGACATCGCGCTGCGCGACGGTCAGGTGCAGGACGACACGGTGCACTCGACGCAGAAGCCCATCGAGTGCATGGCGAGGCCGATACGCAACCACGGGCAGTCGGGTGATGTCGTATACGATCCGTTCTGCGGCTCGGGCACGACGCTGATTGCCGCCGAGCACCTCGGGCGCAGCTGCGTGGCGCTAGAGATCGCACCGGAGTATTGCGATGTCATCGTCGAGCGCTGGCAAAAGGTGACCGGCGACAAGGCTACGAGACAGGGATGACCGACAAGCGCAAGCGCCGTGGGCCCCGGGGCCCGTACAAGCTGAAGCCGGAGGTCGAGGAGACCATCCTGCGGCATCTGCGTACGGGCGCCTTCCAGGTGCACGCGGCCGAGGCGGCGGGCATCGAGTGGCGTACGTTCAAGAACTGGCTGGACCTCGGCGACGAGGGCGTGAAGCCGTACGCGGCGTTTACCATCAAGGTCCGGCAGCTGCAGGCCGAGGACGCGATCCGCTCGCAGGCGGTGATTACGCGCGCGCAGCTCGGCCGCATCGACGGCGACTGGCGCGCGGCGGCGTGGTCGCTCGAGCGCAAATACCCCAAGATCTACGGGCTCGCCGCGATGCACGCCGCAGCGGCTGTGACCGTGCGCGGAGGCGTCGCCGGCGGCGCGACCAACGATGACAGCGTCACTACAGTCCAGTTCTACCTGCCCGACAACGGCCGACGTCCCCAGGACGAAGGCGAGGACAGCGGCGAGGGTAGCGAAGACTAAGGCCCTGCGTATCGGGCCGCAGCCAGGCCCGCAGGAGCGCTTCCTCGCCTCGAACGCTGACATCGTCTTCTACGGTGGCGAGGCCGGGTCGTCGAAGACCGCCGGCCTCGTGCTCGAGGGCCTGCGCTGCCACGACATCCCGAAGTCGGGCGGCATCATGTTCCGGCGCACCTCGCCGCAGCTCGAGGGCCCCGGCTCGCTCTGGGAGCTCATGCGCGAGTGGTACCCAGCGCTCGGCGCGCGCCTGACCGAGTCGCCGGTGTTCAAAGCCGTCTTCGCGAGCGGCGCCTCGGTCCAGCTCGGGCACCTCCAGTACGAGGCGAGCAAGCTCGCGCACCAGGGCAAGTCTTACAGCTATATCGGCTTCGATGAGCTAACACATTTTTCCGAGGGGCAGTTCTGGTACCTCTTCTCGCGCTGTCGCTCGTCCTCGGGCGTCAAATCGTACGTGCGCGCGACGATGAATCCCGACCCGGACAGCTGGGTCAAGGTGATGATCGCCTGGTGGCTCGACGCTCGAGGCGAGTACGCGCGGCCCGAGCGCTCGGGCGTGATCCGCTGGTTCTATCGCGTCGGCGACAAGCTGGTCTGGGGCGACACGCCCGAGGAGCTGCGCGCGCTGCATCCCGAGCAGGAGGATCCGCCGACCTCGTTTACGTTCATTCTCGGGCGCCTCGCCGACAACAAGATCTTGCTGCAGCTCGACCCGGGCTATCGCTCGAGGTTGATGGCGCTGCCGATGGTGGAGCGCGAGCGGCTGCTCGGTAGCGGGCAGGGCGGCAACTGGCGGATCAAGCCGGCGGCCGGTCTGTATTTCCGCCGCGGCTGGTTCAAGGTCGTCACGGCGCTGCCGACCGACATCGTGCAAATCGTCCGGGCCTGGGACAAGGCAGCGACGCAGCCGACGACCGAGAATCCCGACCCGGCCTGGACCCGAGGCGTGAAGATGGCGGTGACGCGCTCGGGCCGATTCATCGTGCTGCACATCGAGAGCCTGCGCGGCTCGCCGCAGCAAGTGCTGACGCGCATGGCGAACATCGCGAGTCAGGACGGCAAGCGCGTCAAGATCCTGATTTGGCAGGACCCGGCGCAGGCGGGCAAGGTCGACGTGCAGCTCACCAAGAGCTTTCTGATGGGCTACCACGTCGAGTCGGAGGTCGCGCGCGAGGACAAGCTGGTGTACGCCGGGCCCTTCTCGACGCAGGTGGAGGCGGGCAACGTCGACGTCCTCGCGGCGCCCTGGAACGAAGAATTCTTCTCGGAGCTCGAGGGATTTCCCGACGGGCGGCACAAGGACATCGTCGATGCCTGCTCCCGTGCGTTCCAGGGCATTGCCAAGGCCGGAGTGCTCGCATATCAGCAGGCGATGGCCAATGTCTCCCTGGAGCTCGCCTCGCTGCCATGAGCATCGTCTCGCAGCTCGTGCAGCGCGCCGACTCCTGGGTCAACGCCATGACCGGCCTCGGCACGCTGCGCGACAAGCTGATGCACGCGCAGGTCACGCCGGGCGCGAAGCTGACCGACGCCGTGCTCGAGGCGATGTTCAACGACGACGACATCGCCCGCAGCGTCGTCACCAAGCTGCCGCGCGAGGCGACGCGCCGCGGATTCGAGATTGAGCTCGAGGGCGACGACGAGGGCGAGGACGACGAAACCGAGTCAGCCGACGTCAACAAGGAGATGCAAGAGATCTTCGCGAAGCTCGGCCTGCTACCGAACCTGCGCGACGGCTGGATCTGGGCGCGGCTGTACGGCGGTGGCTCGGGCGTATTCGTCGGCGCCGACGACGGGCGCCCGGTCGACCAGCCGCTGAACGAGGAGGGCATCCGTAGCATCACGTTCTTCAACCTCGTGAAGCGCCCGCAGCTCTGGATCAAGCAGCGCTACGAGGACATCACGGCGCCCGAGTACGGCAAGCCCGAGATCTACACGGTCAACCAGTCGGCGGGCGTGTCGCTCGCGGCGCGCACCGGCATCGACGTGCACGAGTCTCGGCTGATCCTCTTCGACGGCGCGCTGACCGCGCGCATGACGATGGAGTCGCCGACGGGTTTCGACGACTCGGTGCTGCAGGTGATGATGGCGCCGCTGCAGCAGACCGCCACGGCCTGGCAGTCGATCGCGCACCTGATGACCGACGCGAGCCAGGGCGTGCTCAAGATCGCGAACCTCGTCGACCTCGTCGCCGCCGGCGGGCAAGAAGCGCTGCGCTCGCGCATCCAGCTGATGGACCTCGCGCGTAGCGTGTGTCGCGCGATCCTCGTCGACGCCGAGAAGGAGTCGTTCGAGCGCGTCTCGACCTCGTTCGCCGGCCTGCCCGAGGTGCTCGACAAGCTGATGATGCGCATGGCCTCGGCGGCCGAGCGACCCGTGACGCTGCTGTACGGCAAGTCGCCCGACGGCATGAACGCGACCGGCGAGTCGGACATCCGAGGCTGGTACGACACGGTGGCGGAGGCGCAGAGCGACGAGTTGAAGCCCCGGCTCGAGCGCGCCGTGCGCCTGCTGTTTGCGTCGAAGGACTCGCCGACGAAGGGCCGCGTACCCGATAACTGGTGCATCAAATTCAACCCGCTCTGGCAGCCGACCGACAAGGAGCTCGCCGAGACGCGCAAGCTGAAGGCCGACACGTACGTGGCGCTGGTCGGCGCGCAGATCATGACCGACGCCGAGGCGGGCCTCGCAGCGGCGCCCGATTTCCCGACCATCGACGTCGAGTCGCGCGAGGAGCTGCAGGCGGCGGACGCCGAGGAGGGCCTGCGGCCGCGCGAGATCAACACGCCGGAGCCGGTGCTCGACCCGAACGACCCGGAGGGCGGCGGCCTCGCAAAAAGCCCAAAAGGCCCAAGCCCAAAGCCAAAGGGCCGAAGCGACAGCGCTGACGTCTGGCGAGCGCTACGCGACGACGCACAGGCGCGCGTACCGAAGGGCTCGTCCGAGGGCGGGCGGTGGACGAAGTCGGGCGGTGGAGGCGGTGGAGGCGCCGGCGGCGGCGGTGGTGGTGGAGGCGAGCCGGCACCGGGCGCACCCATGACCGAGGGCCAGCGTCAGGCGCTACGCCAGAGCTTCGTCACCGGCAAGAACGCCGCGGTCGTCGCGCTGCAGAACAAGCTCGTGGCGCGCTACGGCGTGCCGCTGAAGCAGGCCTCGCTGCTGTACGAGCGCGATATCAAAGCGCAGATGAAGGTGGCGAAGGGCCTACGCGCCGAGCAGCGACTCGAGCGGCAAGCGATCGCCGGAAAGAAGGGCTTCCAGGCCGGGCAGCGCGTCGCGAAGAAGGCCCTGGTCGACGAGGGCAAGAAGAAGGCGGCGGCGATCGACGAGGGCAAGAAGAAGGCCGCCGACCAGAGCAAAGCGAAGGCCGACCGGGCTCGGGAGCGCCGCCGTGAGCTGCGTGCGAAGAAGACCGAAAAGCGCCTGGCCGAGAAGAAGAAGATTGAGGACGAGGCGCTCGAGCTGTCAAAGAAAAAGGGCGAGGCCGACAAGCTGAAGCAGGGCGCGCATCCCGACGTCGATGCGCACGCCCAGGCGCTGAAGGCCGAGTACGGCGACGCAGCGCGCACGGTAGCCTGGGGCCGAGCGATGCACGACCGAGGCCGGGCGCTCAGCGTCGACCACTACATCGAGGGCGTGAAGTCGCTCCACGACCAGGGCGTCCTCGGCTTCGGCGCCCACGACCGCATCGCTGTTCGGGACATCCTGCGGAAGCACAAGCCGAAGACGGTCGGCGAGCTGGTCGACCGTCTCAAGCGCGACGACAGCGGTAACCGAGACACCCTGCGTCGCGTCGGCGAGTCAATCGAAAGCGCCGGCGCAGTCGTCGCGCACCGCCGGGCGCTCGAAAAGGACGGCGCGACGCATGCGCCGGATCGAACGCTAGCGAACGGCACCGTCGTCAAGAGCATCAACCTGCAGGAGCTGACGGTGAAGCATGGCTCGGAGCTGTTTCACCCGAAGACGGGTAAGCCCGTCATCGACCCGACGACGAAGCGCCAGATGCGGACCGGGTACGTACCGCACAAGGACGACATCACGCCCGACGGCGTCGACACGAACCTCCGCGACGTGCGCACGGGCATCGAGGGCGCGCGCAAGCACTTCGTCGCGCTCGCCCACAAGGACATCGTGCAGCCCGAGAAATTCAAGTTCGTGGCGGACGATCGCGAGCGCGCACACGCCCGGTCGCATGCGATGGGTCAGTTTGAGGACACGATCAACACGGGCGCGCAGCTTCGCGGGCTCGGCGCGGCGAAGCACGAGAAGATCATGATGCATGAGATCGCGCACGCCCTCGAGTCGGAAAACCCGAGCCGGCTCGCGTCCTCCATCGCCTATCTAAAGGCCCGGACGAAGGGCGGCGTGCTCAAGAAATACGCGGCCGGCGACGACCACGAAATGGTTTGGACGGACAAGTTCCAGGACGAGTACCAGGGCAAGCGTTACGTCAACAGCAAAGGCCGGCAGTATGCGACCGAGGTCGGCAGCATGGCCGTCCAGGAGCTGTCGCACGGCGGCGATTACGCGCGGCAATACAAGAAGGACCGCGACACGGCGCACTTCGCGCTCGGCTTCCTCGCGAATCAATAAACGGTCGGCGTGTCGGCGTCGACGTCGTCTCGGGCGCCGACCAGCTTCGGCGTCGGCGGAATCTCCGGCCTCGAGGCGACGATGATGTCGGCGTCCTCCCAGCTGATTTCGGACAGGAGCCACGCATCGATGTTGTGCGCGCTCGCCGGGTTGAGCGGCGTCTCGGTCGGCGCCGCGTACTCGGGCACCAGGATGCGGTCGCCGCTGGTGAGGCGGTAGCGTAGGTAGCGCGCGAAGGCCGAGTCGCCGGTCACGGTAATCGCCTTGCCGTCGCTGGTCACGCCTGTGCCGTCGCTGAGCTGCCAAGCCATCGCCATGCGCGAAACGTACCATGCCGGCGCGGCGACATCGACGCTCACCCCTGCCCACCCATTGACACCCACGCTTTCGGCGTTTAGCGCCGATGTGTGCGGATCGCCATCATCGGCTCGCCGAGGGCGGGCAAGACGACCCTGGCCCTCGAGCTGATGGCCTCGACGGGCCTGCCGGTGCTCCACACGGACGACCTCATCGACTGGGGTTGGTCGGCGGCGAGCGAGGAGGCCGCGCGCCTGCTGGCGATACCGGGCGATTTCATCATCGAGGGCGTGACCGTCGTACGCGCGCTGCGAAAGGCCCTCGACGCGAGCCCGCAGGCGCCGGTCGAGCGCTGCATCGTGCTCGAGCGGCACCGGGTACCGCTGACCATGCGCCAGCTCGCGCTGCAGCGCGGCTGCGCCACCGTGCTGCGCGGCATCGAGACGGAGCTACGTCGACGAGGCGTCGCCATGGAGCGGCCGACGTGAGGGCGCTGGCGACGGCGCTGCGTACGCAGGCGGCGATGCGCGGCGAGCGATTCAAGCGCGCGCAGGTGAAGTCGTTCGAGCGGCCGCGCTACCCAGCTCGCGAGGAGCTGATTTACTACCGGCGGCTGAAGTACTTCGTCGAGCAGGTCCAGTACATCGTGCTGCGCGACATCGTGCCGCACCTGCCGCAGCTGCTCGACGAGGAGTCGCCGACGAGGCGCACGGATTCCGCCGGCGACATCGACGCAGCGTTCGAGCGGGCCGCGCTCGAGGCCGCCAAGCTCGTGCCCGAGTCAGCGATGGAGGCCGCGGCGCAGTCGACCGCGCTGCGCGTATCGGAGTGGAATGCCGACCAGCTCGGCCGCCAGGTGCAGCGCGTCGCGCGCGTCAACCTGTACGACGACTCGAGCGGGCTCGCCGAGCACCTCGGGCTGTTCGTCAGCGACAACGTCAAGCTCATCAAGTCGGTGGCCTGGGGCCAGCTCGAGGACCTGAAGGGCGTGGTGACTCGAGGCGCTCGAGCGGGCACGCATCACACCGAGGTCGCCCAGCAGATCCACCAGCAGTTCGGAGTCACCAAGCGCCGCGCCGCGCTGATAGCGACCGACCAAATCGGCAAGCTCAACGGCGAGCTGAACCAGCTGCGTCAAACCAACCTCGGCGTGCGTCGCTACCGCTGGTCGACCTCGCGCGACGAAAGGGTCCGAGGCAAAGGGCCTTTCGGGCCCGAGGGCACGGAGCATCGTCGACTCGAGGGCTCGATTCAGGAATGGAAAAAGCCGCCGGTCGTCAACCAGCGCACCGGCGAGCGCGGGCATCCTGGGCAGCCGATACGCTGCCGCTGCTCGGCGATACCCATCATCGACGACGTGCTCGCCGACGCGGGCCTAATCGACCCGGAGGACGTGGAGCTCACGCACCCGAGTGCAGGCGCGCAGCCGCCCTTGCGTACGCCGCCGGCGCGCGTACCCGGCTCGCGACCACCGCCTGCGCCCGTACCGCCCAAGCCGCCGCCGGTGCCTCCGCCGCCGGTCGGGCAGCGTACCGAGCCGGCG